AATAGTTAAGAGCAGTAGATACAGCAACAGTACATTTCTTGATCGTGGTGTTCGATAGTTCTCTATCGTTATCCAAGTAATCAATGTACCTGTTGATGACATCTTGATTGATGTCCTTAACCTTGAATCCTCGTGTACCACCAGACCATTTAGTGAAATGACCTGAGTTGTTTCGTACTACAAATGATGGTTGGTGTGTAACCTTCCATTCAGGTTTGTACTTGATCGTGTAATCAACTATTTGACCCCACGTTGCGAGGTAAGTTGCCACTGAGGTAATCCTCCAGTTGTTTGACGAGTTTTTCACCCTCCGGTGTCAGCTTGAGGAGCTTGCGTCGTCTGTTCGCTGGATCCGTGGTTTTAGTAATCAACCCCAATCCATGCTTTCTAATGCGATTAACATCAGCTAGATAGTCACTGTTCCTTGAAGCAGCAGCTGTAGACATGAGTAGGTCCTCTTCTAAAGCTTGCTTATGACAAGGGTTATGACTAGCTACGTACAGAAAGGTGATGGCTACTTGTCCAGGGATCTCAGGATCTCGCTTGGCTAGCTCTTTCATGCAATGGAGCAGCACGTCCATCCTTTCGTTCGTGAGTTGACTCTTGAGAGGGTTCACGATGAAGGAGAAACGATGCTTCCATGACCATTATACTAAACTGGACATGTAAAGTCAAGCAGACGGATGTTTGAGTAGTCCAGACAGCGTATTGACTGTGATCATTTATACCAAAATAGATATGGGGAAACAAAAGGAAGTTCCAAATTGATGATGATTAAAAGTTAACTAGGTTGATCAGTAATGGGAGCATCAGGGTCGATGCGTGGAGACAATAAATGTTTGTAACGATCATCACATACGCATTCCCCTTCATACTTACCAACACGACATGCTTTGTCATGCTTACACAGACGACACCTGTATCCGTAGCAGTTTTTCTTACTTCTTTTGTCTAATTGGATTTGGTGGTCAGCCAAAAGGTTCTGAGTTGCCAGACATCCATCGTATGCTTGTTTATGGATGTGTGATCTCGTAGCTTCGTAAAGGACTTCACTTTGAGACATGTTCCATAACGCTGCATAGCGCTTAAGAAGACACCCACATTCATCGGACATCGTGACTACTACACGTTTCAATCGACCCCCTTAAAGATTTTTCAAATAATACAAGATGATGTTACATATGTTATGAGTATAAACAACTACTTTTAAATACAATAAATTAATACCAATTAGGTCTTGACACATGGCTCCTTGAGGTCAGACAAAAGCTCATCAAGCATCTGGTCTAATCCATCACTCTCTTGAGCGTCATACTCATCCTTGTAATCATCACCATAAGCAATGAAGTAACTGAACTCCTCTTGATTAAGTGAATCAATCATCTGTTGGTCCATCAGTTTGTCCAGGTGTTGGTGTGTTTGCATATAGACCCGCTGCATCACACACAATGAATTCGGTATCACTCTTTGTTTGTAATGCGTTGATCTTTTTGATTGCTGATCCAGGTTGTTGATACACATGCTCCTTGATCTTTCCTGTCTTTGTGTTGCTTTCGCGTATCAAACAGAAGACGGAAGAAGGTAGCTCCCAGTGATCAATTCTCCAGGTCATTAGCTCGTCATATTCATGTGGTTCAAACATGTCATCAGGTGCATCCATGTACCGTTGCCAGTTATTAGGAAATACCTTTCGTTTACCAGTCATCTTTCCTCTGTACATTTACTAAGTGACAATCACGGTGTTCGGACAATTCAAGTGCAACCCAAGCTGCATGTTCTGAATCGGGAGCCATTACATATTCAGTAATAACCTCCTCACCATTGTCTAAATGCACTACATACTCATCAAGTTGTTTGCGTTTGAGTAGTGCCATTAACATCCTTGCGCTGACTGTGAATTTAAAGAAAAAAGCATCAACTAAATGATACTTTTGGTTGATTAAAGTTATAACGAAGCCTCATACACTTCGTAATACTTAAAGAACTGCTCTTTTGCTTGGCACACTGTGTCGTATCCTTTAACATACGTCTGGTCAATGTTATTTAAGCAGCAGTATTTCTTGTTACCCTCACTATCACGATGTGAGTAGATAGCACCAATCGTACCGTTTTTATCACTCAATGTTTCATAGTAGATGTCAGGATTCTTGAAACGACGTAGCTCTGAATTGATGATCATTGGATGTAGTAAGAATGAACAGCGTTAATGATTAAGCAGACCGCAATGATTGACATTGCTACTGCGTGCTGCCCAATGAAGAACAGCACCACACCTACCAAGGTGGACAGGTTAAGCAGTTTCAATGTCCTCTGTCACTTGAAATGCAATGTGTTCGATGTAAGCCCATACAATCTTGACGATTAACTCGTCAATACTTGAGCATTTCAGATTCATTTCAGTGATCCAATCCTCCCCATAAATACAGAAGAACTCATCTTCAATCATGTCTTTGTGGTTCTCATAAAACGCAAGACATTGTGTGTTGTAGATGTGTTGACTAGCAACACCACTAGCGCAGCCGTGTTGAGCTATGTTCGCAAGTGTTTCTTTGTCATAGATGGACAGGAGTTCAGCCTTAGCTGATTGAGGCCTAGCGAGTGCGATCATGTGACTGTGAAGATACGAAGGTGTACAGGTTGATCAAGCCAGGCTGAGCCTGTTAATGATTTCGTAGTGACCATACTTTGCTGTTTTGCTGTCCTTGAACAACAAGCAGTGATTAACCCAGAACCCCATTGATGTGAGTGGATTAAACAGTAGGCCAAGGATTGCACGTCGTGAAACATGATAGTATCGGTAAATACTGCCATTGGCATAAGCTACTTCAACCTGACCTTTGATTGGGTCAACGTTGATGGCCTCGGCACAACGTGATGAACGGAATGGAACGCGGATAAACAAAGAGTGAACCTCGTTGGTTGTGGACTCGTCCAACCTAGGGCATCTGTCCAGCTTTGTATAGGAGTACAGTCGTACTACTGGCACAGCCCTAGCTAGATTCATTGGTATCACTAGTGTCATCAGTTAAACTTATCGTTCAGCTACCATTGATAATATTGAAAGGGCGACAGATGGAGAGAAATATAAACAAATGTTACATTTGCTACAGTACTGTCTCGATGATGTGTTAGGCGCAGAATCTCTAGTGAATCGCGCTAGTATACAGTACTAATCAGGGCATTCAGGGCACAAACAGGGGGGCATGGGGGGTAAACCGCTCCTTGTGTATACATAATAGGTTTAACTAATTTCTGTCATTTTTTACTGTACTGACTCCAGGTCTACCTTCCTCCAGCAATCTAAAGGGACGGTTTGAGTCAGAATAACATTTTGGTGTAAATACTCAATAGTATAATCATAGGGGGACGATTGAAAGCCACCTACAATAAGAAAGGGAAGGATAATACAAAGCATTTAGGTAATCATTTTAGTTTCAGCGGTTGGGTCAGTTTCAGCGGCTACATCAGAAGCAAAGGAAGTATCTTTAACAGGTTCAAGTTTGGAAGTACCATATTGAGCATCCATATCAAGACACCATTGTTTAAGAGCTTTACCGGTATCAGTAAACTTAGCTACACCTAAGGTACGCCAACATTCTTTAGGATCATTATGACCCTGTGTGGAACCTTTATAGTGACTAACGAAGAAGTTAGGACCTTCTCTTGTACGTGTATACGTAAAGGAACAGGAAGGAGTGTTATGTTCGAATGAAATAGGTTGCATATATACAGTGATATACAGTAATATCTGAATACAGTATTAGTTAACGTAAGTAATTAATTATGAAGTTAACTAATAATTTAATTAATTAATTAACTGAGGTACTTACAGTATTAATAAGGACACGACAGTTTGTAGTTGTCAGAATTAATAAGTAAAGGGGGGAACTGATTGTAGTCAGAACCCCCGTTAGGGGTCGGGTCCACCCTTCCCTTCCCCCTATACATGACGTACCTCAATTTACCCAGGTGGGGACTGACTTTCTACCAGCGAGTTGACGAGCGTTTTGACGTTGTTCAAGGGACATCCCAAAACACATATGAGAAGCTGCTGCTTCTGGATTATCTAACCATTCATCCATAAGATCTTTGTAGTCTTCTTGTTTACGAAGTTTGACTGATTCGTAAGCTGAGATAGCTAGGGAATCTGTAAAGTATTTAATACCTTGAGCTAAGCAGTCAAGGCGGTCATCGTGTTTAACTGCACCTTTTTCTCTACACATTCTAGACATTTGGTAGAAGAGCATGTAAAGGAGTCTTGATTCAGGAGCTTCATCTGGGTTAGAAGCGAAGTCCCATTCAATAACTTTACGGTCTACAACAAGCCTGTGTTGGTTAAGAACAGGTTCAAGGCTATCAATGATTCGGTCTTCTTTACGTACGTTGGCACGAACTTCTTCGATATCGATTGCTTGTTTAGTTTGTTGTAAGTGTTTTTTAAATAGTTCAGATACGATACCATCACCAAAGTTAGTTTCAATTACGAGTTTAGTTACGTTGTATTTTTTACAACCTCTTAGTATGTCCAGTAGTGTGTTGTCTGAGTATCCATCTCTGTAAGCTCGCATTTGGTGCAAGTACAAGAAACCGTTGCGTTGGGAGATATAAGCTGCTGCCGTTTCATCGCTGCCACGGCCCGAAGGATCAATTGAGCAGATTGTTTCTGTGTAAGGATTCCAGTCTCCTTGTAGCTGCATTGGAGAATAGAAATAGTCTCCAGGTAACCCAACCGTAGGGAGTTCTTTGATAACGTTTTTTGGATCTGAGCACCAGATGATTGCGTCAGGAGCATTAACAGGGTTAACACTAGTGACGATAAGGTCAGCACATTTAAGCGGGAACTTTTCTGCATCACTAAGGGTTGTATCTAGTTGGAACTGCAACATGTAGTTGCTACGACCCATTGAGGCTTCACGTTCTATTAGGTCATTCTCTGTAAAGCGATCAGGATCAGTTACTGACCAAGCTTCAGCACCGTTATCGATGTCAGATTGTAGTTGAGGAGCTAATAGACCTTCGTAATTAGCAATGGATCTAGGTATACGGGAAGGCCAAACGAATGGTCTGTAGGAACGTTCAGCTAGTTTTCTGTATACGGTGAATGTAGTCTGAGGAGTACCAAGGTACATGATCCTTGAATCAGACTTAGGTGTAAGGATTGACTCAGCTTCAGTACATAACTGAAGGAGTTTCTCTCTCATTAGTTCTGTGAGGCTATTGCCGGGAACTTCGATGTCGTCAAGGATCATTAGGTCAGCACGGGAGCCAGTTAACTGACCTGTAATGCCGACTGACTTAACGGAAGGGGCCTGGTGAGGAGCACAGTTAACGTCAAAGGAGATACGAGACCAACGTGAGTCATCACCTTTAGGTTGTAGGTGCTTAAGCCAGGGTGTTTCAATGATCAGCTTCTGTAGAAAGATAGACATGTTGTCTGCACGCTCTTTAGAAGCTGAGATAATCATGATCTTCTTTTCAGGGTTATTAAAAAGCGTCCACAAAACAAAGGCTCCAGTAATCCAGCTTTTTCCCACTCCACGGAAAGCTTGTATTTGAAGACGCTTAGGTCCATGTTGAAGATAGTCTGCGATTGCATATTGTGCTCTTGTGGGTGAAGGTAGATCAAGTTGTTCCCACAGTGCTTGTAAGAACAGCTTGAAATCAGCCTGTAAGGCTTCTAAAACATTAGACATATGTCAATATACTTAACAGGGTAAATAGAGGCCTTGTAGGGTCATATAGGGGCCTTAGAAGTTGAATGATTCTTCGTATCCTTCGTGTAGGAATGATCCGCTATACATAACTTCCTCTACAGACTTCTTAGCTTCTTTAATTTCTTGGATAAGAACATTAGCAAACTTAATACGATCTTTTAGTGACATCCCAGCAAGTGATTTATGATTGTATTTAAGAATCCCTTTCTTTACGTAATCATCGTGTACAGAGATATGCTGTGTGCCATCTAGGTCTGCACGGTTACGAGGGTCATTACCAACGTAAACACCACGCTTTTCAAAGTGATCGATCATGCGACGTGCTTCG